CTGGTTTAAATTCCCCCCAAAACGATTCGAGAAGCCATGAAAACGACTGAGAAGCCCTCAAAAGGTCACCAAACGCCCGTAGAAGCCCTCAAAAGCCCTGAAACGGTTTTGGGTAGGGACGCAGACCTACAAATCCCGCTAATTGGCGTACAAACCCCACGAATTCACACGCCATTGAACGATTTACCTTCACGCGGGGGCGAATTGATCGACCTGGCGACCAGTTTGGGCGTCGATCTTTTGGAATGGCAGAAATTCGCACTTATCCACACCCACAAGGTCAAGCCTGACGGTCGGTGGGCAACGCCTGTCAACACGATCGTTGTTGCACGCCAAAACGGAAAATCCTTTTTGCAGCTGATTCGAATTTTGGGCGGGTTGTTCTTGTGGGACGAAAAACTGCAAATCGGTTCGGCGCACCGCCTGTCCACATCACTGGAACAATTCAGGGCAATGGTTCAAATGATCGAAGGCAATGACAACCTGGCAAAACAGGTCAAAAAGATTCGCTGGCAACATGGCGGTGAGGAAATCGAGACACTTACGGGCAATCGGTTCATTGTGCGTGCGGGCGGTTCGGCTGCGCGCGGTGTTTCCCGACCTTCGACGATTCACCTGGACGAATTACGCGAAATGAACGACATTGAGAGTTTTGCGTCGCTTCGTTACACCCTTATGGCTGCCGCAAATCCAATGGTCATGGCGTACACAAATGCAGGCGATTCCGCAAGTGTAGTTTTGAATCAATTTCGCGATCGTGCGCTTGCAAGCATTGCAGGCGTTGAAGATGACATAGGCTATTTTGAGTGGTCAGCACCGACCGACGAAATCAGCGTTGAAAATGCCAGGTACGCAAATCCTTCAATGGGCACGTTAATTCACGCCGATAACGTGCGAAGTGTTTTAAACGACCCGCCTGACGTGGTCATGACCGAAGTATTGTGCCGTTGGGTTGTGGCAATCAATAGCGCGGTCGATTCTGCCAGTTGGGGCAACTGCCTAGACAAAGCAGCTGATTTAGACCCTGACAAATTGACCTGGCTTGCAATCGATCTTTCGCCCGATCGTAGGCACGCAAGTTTAGTCGGTGCGCAAAAATTGGGCGACGAAAAATTTGTGGTCAAGTTGCTGCATACCTGGGCGAATGAATTGCAGTTGGACGACAAAGCAATCGCCAACGACCTGGCAGATTATGCCCGCAGGTATCCAACCGAATACGTGCTTTACAGTAGAAAAACCAGTGGCGCAGTGGCTGCCCGACTTGCACCCGCAGGCATTCCAGTTTTCGACATGGACAACGCTTACCCGCAGGCTTGCGACGAAATGCTCAGCGCGATCAATAGCGGTCGCCTGAAACACCGTGGACAAAGCCAATTGTCTGAAGAAGTTTTGGCAGCGGTGCAGTTGCGTCGTGGCGACGGCGGTTGGGTCATTGGACGGCGGGCGTCACAATCGGTCGTTTGCGGTGCAGTGGCAGTTGCGCTTGTGACACATTTTGCGACACGCCCAGACAATGATCTTGACATTATGGTTGGGTGATCGTATAACCCTGACACAATTTGGACATGGGATTTTTCGATCTATTCACGCCAAAGGTTGAGGCTGCCGTTCCAGTCGAAGCCACAAACGTGGACGCAGCTGCTATCGCGCCGTACTATTCTGAAGTAGGAAATCTATTTCTGTTCGGCGGGATAGTAACCGCGTCACGTGCTGAAGCAATGAGCGTTCCAACGTGTGCGCGTGCGTTGGGAATTATTCAAACAATTGCGTCATTGCCTATGCACACACGCAATGAAGCAACAGGCGAAAAAGTCACGCAACCGCGCGTGATCAATCAACCTGACCCACGAATCCCAGGTTCAACATTTTGGGCGTGGATAATTTCAGATTTATTTTTCTTTCCTGCCGCTTATGCCTACGTCATGGAACGCTATGCCGACACAGGCAAGATTCGCGCAATGGAACGCATTGCACCTGAACGTGTAACCATTACAACCAACGGCATGGGTTATGAAATTGCGTCATACGCAATCGACGGTGCTTATGTTGACCCAGCAAACTTAGTTGTTTTCAACGGCACGCAAGAAGGTTTGCTCAGCCGTGCAGGTCGCACAATTAAGGCAGCCGCGTCCCTGGAACGTGCGGCAATGAATTTTGCTAACGAACCAATTCCTCAAATGGTTTTGAAATCAAATGGCACATCATTGCCAGCCGATCGAATTTCAAAGTTACTGACATCATGGCGCACGGCGCGTGCTAACCGATCAACTGCATTTTTGAATGCTGACGTGACACTTGAAACAATTGGTTACGACCCAAAGAATTTGCAGCTGAACGAAGCACGCAATTACGTCGCACTTGAACTTTCACGTGCATGCGGTTTGCCTGCATACTTTACAGATTCGCAACAATCGTCATTTACTTATTCAAACGCACTTGATAAGCGTCGCGACCTTGTAGATTTTGCATTCCGCAATTACATGTCAATAATTGAGCAACGTTTATCATTTCCGGACTTTACCCCTGCGGGAAATCGCGTGTCGTTTGATCTTGACGACTTCCTGCGCGGTAATCCATACGAACGTGCACAAGTTTATGAAATCTTAAATCGAATCGGCGCAATGTCGATCGAAGAAATACGCGAAGAAGAGGACATGCTGCTATGAGCAAAAAAGTAATCACACCAATGCAGATCACCGCAGCTGATTCAAACAGTCGCACAATCTCAGGTCGCATTGTCACGTTTGAGGAAACTGGCAACGCTTCAATTGGCAAGGTGCAATTTGCTGCGGGTTCAATCGAACCAACCGCCGTTTTGCTTAACCTTGAACACGACCGTACCCGCCGAATCGGCAAAACACTTTCAATTGAATCAACCGCTGAAGGAATTGACGCAACATTTAAAATTGCAGAAACAACCGCGGGCAATGACGCACTTGTCGAAGCACAAGAAGGTTTGCGCGACGGATTTAGTGTTGAAGTTTCATTCGACGAATACGAAACACTTAAAGACGGAACAGTCAGAATTCTTGCAGGCGAATTGACTGGCGTTGCACTAACTAGCGAACCTGCAATCAGATCAGCACGCGTCGAATCAGTCGCCGCAACAACTGCCGAAGAAAACGAAATTTCGGATTCGACAATCGAACCCGAAGAAACAACAACAGAAGGAGACGAAGTGGACAACACCGTCGCACAAGCGGAAGCCGTTGAGACGGTCGAAGCCGCAAAGTCAGTAACTGCACAATCAAATAACGTGGGTGGCTGGAAGGCAACACCGCGCATTGAAATCACCGCAGCCAAGTATCTTGAAAATAAGGTTCTTGCTGCAACAGGCGACGAGGCTGCACGCCAGTACGTTTTAGCAGCTGACAACACAACTGACAATGCTGGACTTGTTCCAACACGTCAGTTGAGCGAAGTCATCAACGGACTATCAACAACAATCCGCCCAAGCATTGAAGCGATTTCTCGCGGTACATTGCCTGACGCTGGTATGACATTTGAAATTCCAAAGATTACAGTTGCACCAACAGTTGCAGTTGTAGCAGAAGACGCAATCTTCAATGAGACAGACCAAAATTCTGCGTTTTTGAGCGTGGACGTCAAGAAGTTTGCCGGACAACAAAAATTCAGCGTTGAACTTCTTACCAGAACGTCACCATTGTTCTACGACGAACTTCTTCGCAACATGGTTGCTGCAATGGCTAAGGCGCAAGACGCTTACGCAAACGCACAACTAGTCGCTGGCGCAACTGCTGACGGCACAACAATCACAACCTACCCAACAGCGGCTGAATTGCTTGGCGTTGTTGCACGTGGTTCAGCAAGCGTTTATGCAGCGACCGCAGGTCTTGCAAATCCATTTGCACGCAACATTCTTATGAACACTTCACAGTGGTCAAACGTAATGTCACTCAACGATTCAGGTCGTCCGATCTATAACGAAGTGACAAACCCAATGAATCAGCCAGGCGTTGCAACACCAACTTCACTTCGTGGACGCGTTGCAGGTCTTGATCTATACGTCACTGCAAACACTGCTGCGACAACAGACACAGATGATTCAATTTTGATCATCAACCCTGACGCATACACATGGTACGAAGGAACTTCATACCAGTTGCGTGCGGAATCAACTGCTGACGGTTCAATCACCGTTGGTGTTTATTCATTCGGCGCAGTTGCGACAAAGATCGCAGCAGGCGCGTTTGGTGTAAATAAGGGCTAATCGCCACAACTAATCATGCGGCGGGTTCTCCCGATCTCGCCGCAGCCGATCGAAAGGAACGCTCATGCCTAGTATTGTCACCGCCAGTCAATTGCGAACAGTGCTAGGCGTGAGCGTGTCCTTATACAGTGACAGTTATTTGGACGAAATAATCAACACAAGTGAAGCCGTAATTTTGCCCATGCTGGTTTCAAATTCTTCAGCCGTCAACGCATACAAACTTGAATCAAACGTCGCGACGTATTACACGCAACGCGCACATCATTTCGTGGCTGGTCAATCGGTCATTGTCACGGGCTTACCTGCACCATTTTCAGCAACCGTCACCGTCGTTGACGTTAAGGAATACAGTTTCACCGCAGCAATCACAAATGCAAACGTGACATTGCGCGACATCATTCCAACAGGCACTGCAACACTTTCAGGTTATTCCGCAGCTGACATTTATGCCAACAGTGCGCCAATCGAATCGGCAATCCTTGCAGTCAGCGTTGAAGTATTTCAGTCACGCGTTGCGGCGGGTGGACAGATCGAAGGCGTTGATTTTGCTTCAACGCCGTATCGAATGGGTCGAAGCCTGACCAACCGCGTTTCAACTTTACTCATGCCATTCCTGGACGTCGAAACGGTTGTGCAGTAAGTGCCAGCCAATTCAATCGCCGAAACCCGTGCAGCCCTAGCCAACGCGTTTTCATCACTAGCGGCAAACATTTACCCAAGCGTTCCCGAATCGCCAATCCCGCCTGCAATCGTGGTTGTTCCCGATTCACCCTATGGCGAAGTCGTGTTGATCGGCAAGGGCGCAGTCAAAGTCAAACTTAATTTTGCAATCAGTGCAATTGTTGCTTCAAATAGCAATGCTGGTTCACTGGACAACCTGGAAAAACTAATCATAGGAATTCTTGCGGCAATGCCCGCAGGATACGTTGTAGGTCAGATCGAAAAGCCGACGGTTCTTGAAGTGGGTCAGTCGCCCATGTTGGTTTGTGACATCAACGTTTCAACGTACTACACACAAACAACATAGGGGACAAAATGCCAACGACAATCATTACTGGTCGCGATTTAGTCGTGACCATTGCAACCGTTAACTACGACGCGCAGGCGACCAGCGCAACACTTGCGAATTCACCAACCGTCGAGACTTATCAAACACTAGACGGCAAGGCATACAAGCACATTGACGACCAGTGGACATTTGACGTTTCAATGCTTGCAGACTGGGGCGCAACTGGTTCATTGTGCGAAGCATTGTGGACTGCATGCGAGACTGCACCAAACACAACACTGGCGGTTTCATTGACTGCCGTAACAGGCGCAGTTTTTGCATTCAACGTCATGCCAGTATTTCCAGCAGTCGGCGGGTCAGCACCCGACGCGCAGACCGTTGACCTATCATTTATCGTAGTTGGAACACCAACTGAAACATTCAGTTAAAAACTAACAATCGGGAGACAAAATGAAACTGCCAATCACAATTGAATACAACGACGGCACACAGATCACTTACACGGCACAACCGCCTGAATGGGTGAAATGGGAAAAGCAATCGGGTCACACCATTGCCCAGGCGCAGGAAAAAATCGGCATTGCTGATTTAGTTTTTCTCGCTTATCACGCCATGAAGCGCGAAGCAGCTGGGAAACCAGTCAAGCCAATCGAAGCATGGACTGAGACAATTGCCGAAGTTATAGTCGGTGAGGCAAACCCAAAAGTTACGCCGTCGGAAGTCTAAGTCGAATCGTTTGGGAGATAGCCCTGGCGACGGGGTTATCACCAAATGAATTTCAGTCAGCCGAGGACATTCTGACAATTATCGAGATTTTGGAAAGGCGCGCAAATGACAACTGAAGCAATCAGTTACGACAAAGCCGAACTGCGCGCCATTCTTAAATCTTTTAAAGCAATGGACGAAGAAGCAACCAGCCAGGCAAAAAAACAAACGTCGGAACTTGCTGAGTACGTTCGGACAAAGATTATTTCAGCGGCGAATCAAGCCAGCAATCGCGTTGCGCCCAAAATTGCACAGGGTTCAAAGGTTTCAAAGTCATCAAAAATCGGTGAAATTTCTTTTGGTTTTGCTGCTCAAAAATTAAGCGGCGGCGGAACGACCCAACAAGTTTGGGGCGGGTACGAATTTGGTTCAAATAGATTCAAGCAGTTTCCAGTGTGGTCAGGTCGTGAAGGTCGCGGGTCACGCGGTTGGTTTATTTATCCAACCCTGCGCAGCGCACAACCTGAAATCATCAAACGTTGGGAACAAGTGTTCTCCACAATAGTTAGGAAGTACACCTAATGGCTGGCAGTCGCACCCTTAAATTATCGATACTTGGTGACGTTGACGGTCTTAACAAATCGCTGAAAACCGCCACGGGCGACGTCGATTCATTTGGCGACAAGGTTGGCAAGGCTGGGGCGAAGATCGGCAAGGCGTTTGCCGCAGCTGCTGCCGCTGCTGGGGCTGCTGCCATTGCAATCGGTATTGAAGGCGTAAAGGCTGCAATTGCTGACGAAAAGGCACAAACACAATTGGCACTGGCGTTGGAAAACGCAACAGGTGCAACGCAAGCACAAATTAAAGCAACCGAACAATCAATCCTTCAAATGTCATTGGCAACGGGTGTTGCTGACGACGAATTGCGCCCTGCATTGGGTCGCCTGGTTAGATCAACGGGCGACATTACAAAAGCGCAAGATTTACTTTCAACGGCGTTAGACATTTCAGCGGCGACGGGAAAACCTGTCGAAGCGATCGCCGTTTCGCTTTCCAAAGCCTACGACGGAAACACCGCCGCGTTGGGTAAGTTGGGTGTTGGCTTATCAACTGCCGAACTTAAAACTATGTCATTTGAGCAGGTGCAAGGTCGCCTGACTGAATTATTCGGTGGCGCAGCAGCGCGAAACGCTGACACCTATGCAGGAAGAATTGCACGCGTTCAGGTTGCATTCGACGAAGCGAAAGAAACCGTCGGTGTTGCGTTGCTTCCTATTCTTGGTAAATTGCTTGATTTCATTAACCAACAGGCATTGCCGGCAATCAATGCATTTTCAAATGCGTTCAGCCTTACCGACGGCGAAGGTTTTGGCAAGGTCATCACTGACGTTGGCACGACATTGAAGAAAACATTTACACCAATCGTTGAAGGAATGAAATCAGTTTTCGATAGCGTCAAAACTGCGATCATGAATAGCAAGGACGAATTTAAAGCGTTCTGGGACGTTATCAAATACATTGCACCGCTTATCGGTAGCGTTTTGGGTAAGTACATGTCATTGGTCGGCGACGCTGCTGAAATTGTTATTACCGTCATTGCAAAGGTATTGGCTGCGATCAAACCATTGTTGAACACTGCCATTGACGGAATCAATGCAATTATTAAGGGGTACAACGCAGTGCAATGGGGCAAGGACATTCCTTACGTTCCAAAAATCGGCGGTGGGTCAGGTTCAACCGCCACGGGCGCATTGGGCAATTTTTCAATGTCAACAGGCACAACCATGACGACAACGGGCGGCGGCACTACCGTGACTGGGGGCGGAACAACTGGGGTGACAGGCGGTGGCAGCACTGGTCTAGTTACTAGCGGCGGCGGTAGTGCAACAGGTGGGGTTGCGACAGTTGCCAAAAAAGCAGCTGAAGCAATCACCAACATTGCGGGCGCATTTGATAACTTCACAAGTGGCACGACAACCCTTGCAGGTATTGAAGCCGCTTCGACACGTGGCTTCCCATTTGGGACGTCAGGGGTCAACACCAACACACTTGCAGGAATTCTTGCAGCGTCAGCGCAACCAAGCGTGGTGGTCAATTTCAATGGCGTAACAACCGACCCTGAAGGCACTGCACGCGTTTTGGTAGATACCTTGAATAATTCCTACTACCGCGGCACAGGTGGCGCAACTAGCCTGCAAATCGCATGACGCAATGGAATCCTGTTTGGAAAGTTGAAATCGACGGGGTTGAATACACTTCGGCAGTTTTAGCAAACCTGACCATTCAAAGCGGTCGAACAAACATTTATGAGCAGGCGCAGGCTGGCTATACAAACATTCAATTGATCGACGTGAACCAAATTGCAATTCCTGTCAACATCAATTCAAGCATTTCAATTCAGGTCAAAAACACGTCAAACACATTTGTGCCGATTTTTGGAGGCAACGTTGTGGACATTGGTTTGGAAGTGCGTGACGTGGGTTCAACCATGTTCACCCAAACGTATTCGATCACGGCATTGGGGGCATTGGCGCGTTTGCCAAAAGCCTTGACCGACGGCGTACTTTCAAAAGACTTTGACGGTAATCAGATTTACACCATACTTTCAGACCTTTTGCTTGAAACCTGGGCGGAAGTGGCAGGGGCATTGACCTGGGCGACTTATAGCCCAACTGCAACATGGGCGAACGCTGGCAACATTGGTTTGGGTGAAATTGATCAACCAGGGGATTATGAATTGGCAGCCCGTTCAAGCGAACGAACCGACGTTTATTCATTGGTTTCAGCGTTGGCAACTTCAGGGCTTGGGTACATTTACGAGGACGCTCAGGGTCGCATTTCCTATGCAGCGGCATTGCACCGAAGCATTTACCTATCAGCAAACGGTTATGTTCAAATAACTGCCAACCAAGCCCGCGCAGCTGGTTTGCGTATTGCAACCCGCGCAGGCGACGTTCGCAACAATTTGACAATTAAATACGGTGCAACAAGCAGTGCTGAAGTGAGTGCAAGCGACGCAACCTCAATTTTAAATTACGGCACACTTTCGCAAATCATTACGACAACGCTGCACAATTCAACCGACGCAAGCGATCAAGCAGACTTTTACCTGGCACTGAGAAAAGACCCCCAGGCTATTTTTAAAGAGATTACCTATGACCTGACAAATCCTGAAGTGGACAATTCTGACCGCGACAATTTGATCGGTGTTTTCATGGGCATGCCGTTGTCTATCAGTGACCTACCTTCAAACATGGGTGGAATTTTTCAGGGCTTCGTTGAAGGCTGGACATTCCGCGCGGGTTACAACACCCTTTCGGTTTCGCTTAATCTTTCACCCGTTGCCTATTCATTGCAGGCACTTGAATGGCGCGAAATTTCCAATTCATTTACCTGGTCGGGCGTGTCGCCAACGCTTGACTGGGCACGTGCGACAATTATCACTTAACAAGGAGACAACATGGCAAACCCGACGAACCCATTTAACTGGCAAATGCCGACTTCGACCGACCTGGTCACGGACTTGCCTGCCGATTTTGAAACATTTGGTCAAGCCGTTGCCACTTCAATGGCTGACTTGCTTGGCGGTACTACTGGGCAGATTCTTTCAAAGGCTTCAAATACCGACATGGATTTCACATGGATTACAAATGACGTTGGTGACATCACTGCCGTCAACGCTGGCACTGGACTTTCAGGCGGTGGCACTTCAGGTTCGGTCACGTTGTCATTGGATAGCGCGGCAGTTATCGCGCCAACAATTGTTGACGCTAAGGGCGACCTAATTGCAGCAACCGCAGCTGATACACCCGCACGTTTGGCAGTGGGAACAAACGGTCAGGTTTTGACCGCTGATTCAACTGCTGCAACTGGTTTGGCATGGGCTACACCGTCGGGCGGTGGTTCGACAAATGTCGCTGGCAAAAATGGCGTTTTAAATTCTAATTTTTCAGTGTGGCAACGCGGGACAAGCGTTACAGGCGCAGGCGGTGGCGCATACACGGCAGACCGTTGGTTCTTATACGCAGGCGGTCAAGCAACAGTAAGTCGTCAGGCAACGGGCGACACAACCAATTTGCCATTCATTCAGTATTGCGCTCGCGTTCAACGCAACAGTGGAAGCACTGACACCTCAAACATTCCATTCATTCAGTCATTCGAAACATTGAATTCAATTCAATACGCAGGCAAAACAGTGACATTGTCATTTTATGCGCGCAGGGGTGCAAATTATTCACCAACCAGCAATGGTTTGGTCGTAACACTTGCAACAGGTACGGGAACAGATCAAAACTACGAAAGCGCAGGTTATACGGGCGGGGCGACACCAATTAGCCAAACCGCAACCCTGACAACTACATGGCAGCGTTTTTCTTACAGTGCGACGTTGGCGACAAACATCACGGAAGTCACAACCCGTTTTGTTTTAGTGCCAACAGGTACTGCGGGCGCAGCTGATTTCTTCGAAATTACAGGCGTTCAGTTGGAAATTGCGGCAAGCGTTTCAGCCTATTCACCAGCAACGCCGACCTATCAAAGCGAATTGGCAGCTTGTCAGCGTTACTACTACAAGAATCCAAAGACTGCTATCTCTATGGGCTATTCAACAAATGGGACTAGCATTTTCAGCAACTCATTCCATCCAGTAGAAATGCGCACAACGCCAACAGTTATCCAAACAGGCGGTGCGACTTTTTCAAGCAACACATCTGCCACAATTTTCACAGTGGACACAAATGGAAGCGGAACATTTTATTCAATGCTCTCTTTCCTGACTGGTGCATCTAATGGCTTAACCTATCTTTACCGCGTAGTCGAATGGAGTGCTGAACTATGACCAAAATTACTTACACAATTAAACAAGACACAGTAGGTGTTGATTACATTGAAGGTGTCATTGGCGATACTGTCATGATCATTCCAATTGACCCTGCAAATTCTGATTATCAAACGTATTTGGAAAGTCTAAAGAAGTGACATACCCACAAGGCACAAACGCCAGGTTGATCGAAGTCGCAGCTGCTGAAGTTGGCACGATTGAAGAAGGCGACAACCTGACAAAATACGGCAAATTTACAAAGGCAGACGGTTTGCCGTGGTGTGGAAGTTTTGTCAATTGGTGTGCGGCGCAGGCAGGCGTAAAAATTCATTCAGTCGTCAGCACCGCAATTGGGGCACATAAATTCAAAGAGATTCAACGCTGGTCAGGAATGCCACAACTTGGATACCTGGCATTCATGGATTTTCCACACGACGGTGTTGATCGCATTTCACACATTGGAATTGTTGTAGGGCTAATTGACACAAAAACATGTTTGACGATCGAAGGCAATACCAGCGGGACAGGCGACCAACGCAATGGCGGAATGGTCATGGTGAAGGTTCGCTCGTACGGTGAAGGCAAAGAAATTGTCGGTTT